TTGTTTTGGCTGTTGTCGCGGTATTTGTTCCGCCCAGGTACTCCGCAAAATCAAATTTTCTCACCGAAGACATGTCGGCTCCAAAAAATTCACCTATGGTAGCCATGCTATTCTTAATCAGATTGGCTGGTAATGCCAATAAAAATTTGGCCAACCCACGGAAAATCTCGATAATGCCACCTAGTATGTTGCCTGATTTGAATTCTTCTGTGATATCACCCCAGATGTCTACCACACTCTGAAAAATTTGCTCAAATGTTTCGCGACCCCAGGCGAGTAGACGATCGATGTACTCGTTAATTAACTCTGTGAAGTCAAATGAATCTAAGAAACTCTCGGCTTCTTCAAAACCGAACTTACCCAGTATCCACGAGATTGCGCTCTTCAGTAGATCCAGTGGTGCACCAATAACGCGGCCCACAAGTTCCTTTACTCCAGTTCCGATCGCCTCTCCAATATCTCCAGTTTGACCGAACTTATCGAATGCGGCGCTGATCGACTTGAACACATCCCAGAAAACCAGGAGTTTTCCCACGATGACGCCCACCAATTTGCCGATAGCGAAAAACTTTCCGAACTTGGACAGGAACGAGTCATACAGACCCTTCATGTAATTTTTCAGCTTCTCGAAAAACTGCCCGATCTTGCCTAGAAAGCCGTCACCGCTGAAAAGCTCCTTCAGACCCTTCAATGCACTTGAGAACATCTCTGCGGCCGGTGCAAATAATTTCTTCAAGAATTCTCCGATCATCTTGAACGGCTTTGTTAACTTCTCCAAGAATTTACTGTCAAGTCCGATCTTTGCTAGGAACTGATCGATCTTGAGTAGTTTGGCCACGGCCGCCGTGATGTCCTTGAACAAGTTCGTGAAATATCCAACGATTCCAGCCACGAATCCTCCGACCAATCCGCCGATAATTCCCAGTGCTCCTAGCAACTTCTCCATGAAAGTTGCTGGTTTGTCGACACCTTTAACGGTAGTATCCTTCGTTTCGCCACCCCCTGACCCGAGGCGCTTTAGCAAGGCGATCATCTCAGACGAATTTTCATTCTGCTTCAGACGATCGATCCTGCGCTGACCGGCTTCATCTGACATAAGGTTAGTGATGAAAGACACGTCCTCCATTATAAGCCTAGCCCTGTTGTTCAGAGTTTCAACGTGAGCCGCTAGATACTGCATTCCAGCTTCAACGGAACTTGAGGATCTATTCAGACTATCAACAGTAGCTTCACCCGAGGAAACTAATCCTAGAACGGATTTGTTAAGAGAAACAAGCTGCTCACAGATTTCACCTAGGATAGTATCATATGCTGTTCCAGAAGACAGCGCAGCAGGCTCGACGGTTGGCTTTTCCTCTTCCTTCTTCTCTTGGCGAGTAGGGACGAGGTCAAGGGCCTTGAGGGTGTTGACCTGAATCTTGTCCAGAGTTTCGTTCTGGACCATCAGTTCTAACAGGATATCCTCGAATGTCGATTGCTGCTTGTCTTTCATTGTGTCTTATTCTGGCGCTTGATGCGTTCGTTCTCCTCCTTGATGTGCTCAACGAGAAGCGATACGTAGATTTCCCTCTCCCATGGAAGCATGTTATCAAGCTCGGTCAGACTGTATTTGTGGTGCTGCATCAGCGCAAAATTCGTCTGGAAGTGGTTGAGCAAGCTATCATGTGAGAGGCTTATGAGAAAAAATTCTGGAGCCCTCTGATCACGATCTTGTTGTCCTCGGAGCAGTGCTGGCACTTGAATTCCGCTGTATGCTCGAGCTTTGGTGTCGCCTCGATGAACTTCTGGATCTTGGCAAACTGAGCCTGGTTGAGTGACTCGATGAATTGACGCAGCTCGTCCTTCGAATGATCTGATGCTCGGTAGACACCCTTGTCATCGAAGATCGAATCTATGCAGCCAATGATCACTGACATCACCAGGTCTTGCTCATTCGCCTTCTGGTCTATCTCAGCCAGATCAGAGATGAGTGTGACACCAGGCCAATTCATGACCACACCGATCTTATCGGTGAGTTGGATCTTGGCATCCGGCAAATTCTCGGTGTCGACCTTGATTTCTTCCAGGTTGAGTTCTACTTGATTCGGCTTGCTGCACTTCTCACACTTCAGAGTCAGCTTCGAGATCTCTCCGACTGACTTGGAGCGTAGTTTCAGGAACACGTATTCCAGATCGAACACCGATAGGGTGTCTGGATCGATCTTTCCGAACGTGCACGACGAGATGATATCCTTGACTGCCTGGGTGATCTGTTTCTGATCGCTAGATTCACGGGCGACCATCAGGATCTTCTCTTCCTTTACCAGGTAAGGACGATATTGGATCTTCCGATTCGTAGAAGGAAGACGTAGCTCATATTTCGGGGTCTCAATTGTCGGTAGTGGCATGACGAGTTATGTTATAATGATGTTGTAGGTTTTCGTTCAGAAAATTTTCTTGATGCCTCCAATGGCGGTCTTGACGGATGACACCGCGGTAGCGATGGCGCCTTCTTCCTCGAAGTTCTCGTACGTCATCGTAACGTAGAACTTCTGCACTGAATTCTCCTGAGTGTTATCCAGAGCCACCGACGCAAACGATACCGGATAAGCTTTCTTCAGCTTGATTCCATAAACAGGCAGATTGTCTTTGTTCAGCTGTTGGATGACCACGTCCGTCGTGTACTCATCCTGGTAGCGTACACGGTAATTCTCGAAGTCGATGACCAGATTCGACCACTTGTCGAACATCTTCTTGACATAGTAGTCATTGGTCAGCAAGAAGGAGAAGGTCACGTCCTCGTTCATGAAGCCATACGGTATCTTGATGGCCTGGCGATTGCTCTGATAATCCATCGTCAAGATCTGGCGACCTGGGAGCATGCACGATTCACAGAGAATACCGATGTCTCTTGGATCATTGATAAGGGAACTTGCCTTGAAACTGCGAGATAGCAGGGATACCGCGATGTTTTGAATATCGATGTTCAGAAGGCTAGCCGCCGGTGGCTGCATGTAGACAGCAAACCGGTTCGGATGTGCCACTCCCCCGTGCTTGACGAGGGTGCCTTTCATGTCATTGATGCTTTTTCCTAGGAGTGACATTGTTATGGTGCTTTCTGATACGTTTTCTGCGAATCTCTCCAGACGCGCGTTTTCTGCGCACCCTTGAAGTGTTCCGTCGGTAGGAAGATGGCTGTTTCCCAGTCTGGGGCGTAAACCTGTGCAATTCGGCTCTTGACCTGATCAAAGAGGTAGTGCTTGATGCATGGTCTGAAGTAACGGTATCTCTGAGCATTTACCAGAAGCTGATATCGAATCTTCATTCGAGTATTCTCAGTCAACTTGCCATCATCGGCATTGATCGTGGCCATTAGCTTGTCTAAGAATATAGCACGGACCTTCGGATGAAGATAATGCAAATTCAAACCCAGGAACCCACCCTCGGCCGGTCGAAGCATGATCACCAGAGGAAATCTGTCGTAGTAGGGCAAGGTATCCTTGTGTAAAGCGTCGTAGACGAACATGTACATGAAACCCCAGCGAGGTTCTGGTCTGACCTTTACTGCCGGGTCGTTCAGCAATTTCTGGCGATTGATCCGACCGTTGAGTTCTTTAACTCGCTCAACGAACCACTCACGAGCCTTGCGCGACCTAGCCTCAAATCCTGTGGCTGTGGCTTCTGTTCTTAGAGTGTCAAATAGTGACGCCATGGTCACCTATTTATAGACAATTCTAGAGGATTTTAATTCCTAGCGACCTCAGGAAGTCTTCGTCCCAGATCTGAAAGTTCCAACCACGATCCTCAGCGTACTCTTTTGCGGCTTCCCATTTGCTGATGTTCTTTGCGTACGTCATGACCTCAGTGATGAACTTCTTTGTCATCTTACCAGGATTCTTAGACGGCTTCGTCCCCTTCTTAGGCTTGATCTCGATCAAGAATACCCTACTATCAGTGAGTTCGAATTTGATATCGACGAAGTACCGATGTAGTTGACCGTCGGTCTTGCACCGATATGGCACCACAACCTCCTCCGAGGACCATGATTTCACCGAAGTTTGCTCATCAAGCCAGCGGAATACCTGTCGTTCCCATAGCGAACGGTACACTATGTTAGTGATATCGCCTCTGTATTTAGAGGGATTCTTCGGAGAAAATTTACCTCGGTAACTCAATATAAATACACTATTTATGCCAGAATCCCTTACTAACGTAGTAAATACCGCGCAACGGGCATTTCGCGATTTGGAGAAAAGTGTTACGCTGATGCCGCCGTTTCGCGTGAGCGAACCGCCTATACTCGCGTTTCC